TCCCGCCTCTGAAAAACTATTATATTGTTCGTCCGATACACCCCAAACATTTGTATTAGGGTGAGCGCGGCTTCTTCCAGCCTGGAGTTGGAAGAATGATCTTGCTGCCCCAACCATCCCTGTTGGGTCTAAAACAGTTGGAAGAAGGGGGTCCACCCCTGCTGGTACATACTCCCAATTATCTTCATCCCCTAACGCATCTATATCTAAGAAAACATTATCGGATTCTGTTATAGTAGGTTTAACTCTCTTACTAGTAAAATCTATCTCAATGGGTTCTCCAATAGAAAAACCCACAATCCAACCAGAAAAAGGGTTATTACCTGTATAATTTTCTAAATCACTATAAAAGAATCTATCATCTTCTTTAGAATATCCTAATGGATTAGTGTTTCCAGGTAATAGTGTATTGAGTTCCAAGAATGTTTTTGGTGTTGAGACCATATGTTGTTCTATGCACGAGTGCCCTGGTCTAGCTAATGCTAATAATGGAGAACCCAACAAGGACCCTCGCTGGTGTGTATGGAAATAAGGCCAAACCGCTAAACCCCCTCCAAAACCCAAACTGGTTGGGTTTTGGCTGATCTCTTCTCTTTTGCCTTGAGGTATATAATCTGACCATTGGTTATAGGAGTGGAAGCCCTTTCTGGCTACCCAATAAGCTGTATGAAGATCACCGTCGTTCGCTCCGCCAGGGGCATGATTCTCACCAAAACCACTAGGCCATTTTGTCATAGTAGAATTACATATTCCTGTGTATGGAATTTTGCCCATCAATCCATCATCTCCTACATCATCCCCATGCTCTGAATAGAAGTTAAGAATCGCCCCACCTGGAAAAAACTCACCGCTATTGGGGTTTCTATAGCTATTCCAGTCAGGTGCTCCAATAACTGTCCACAACTCACTAGCGTAACTCATGGGTCCACAATCACCCCCTGGATTCTCACAAACCGCTAAAATATTAGGAAGATCCCCAACAGAGGTTCTAAAGAGATCATAGGTAAGGTCCCCAGCTATATCTGTACCTACAGTAGTTGAGGATTTGGTTAATGCTAGAGGGCTTCCATCTGGCATACGTAATTCAATCTCCTGTGGAGCATCTTGCTGCAAAGTTAAATCAGGAATAACGGCTTCATAAGGTACTTGAGCGGCATCGTTAAGTGTTTTATCTACTAAACTTATGTCATCAAAAACAACAAATCTTTTTTCGGAATTTAGGTTGGGATATTGGAATAACTCTAAAATATAATCTTGCGATAGATCTGAATCAAAAATGTTCGCTCTATGAAGTTGAACGTGACGCCCGTTATATATGCTGGAAAGCGAGGAATCAGCATTATAATAAGTTCCATACTCAAAAGGAACTGGAGTTTTTTGGTTTTTTGTATGGAACTTAAGCTTTACGGACTGCTTATCCTCTTCTGTTATATACCTAAGTAGTGTATTATTATCACTGATAACGTCACACTGAGTATCTTGAATCTGTATATTAGTTTCTTCCTTTCCTAAGAAAGTATGTGTATAGTTATTTAATATATTGGAAATACCTGAAGCAGCATTATTTATATTTGAAACTTTTTCCATCTTCCACTCCCCATTAGGAGCCCAAAAGAAAACCACAGAATCACCGTTATTAGTTTTTTCAACTTTAGTTCTAAGAACCGCACCAATGCTTCCTCCCCCTAAAATCGAAGAATCTAACTTACCCGTAAAAAAGTTAACAGTTAACTCAAAATCATGATCAGGAATAAGTATATTTTTTTCCATCTCTGTGTAGCCAGACAAATCGAATTTTATTCTAGGTAAGCCTGCTCCTCTTGTTCGCATATAAACACACGGATTCTTTATTAGATAATTATCAAACGTAGAATTTACAGTCTTTTGGTCTGAATCAAAATTTAATATAGCAAAATCAGTAGCTATAGAACCTAAATTCAATCTATCAGATGAAGAAGTGTCAATAAAAGAAATACCGCTCAAGAAGTGAGAGGCAACAAATTCAGGATTACCGTAGTAAGGGGTGTTTGCATTTTGCACAGACGAAACACCTACCTCACCGTCAAGAAGTGCGGCACCAGAAACATTTAATTGTATATAAAAAGGATTCTGAATTTTTGTAGTTATAAGGTTTGTTGCTGGGGTGGAATCAGGCAAAAGTATCTCAGGATCTATTGCTGAACCATCAATAGAAAAATCAGAATTATAATAAATGGGTCCGTATGTATGAGATAAAATCGTAGGACCTCCTTGCTTAACAGTAACAAGCTGATTTTCAGGCAACGAGCTTCCATCAAGTGCAGAAAGAAAATATTTATTATATGTGTTGTATATCGTATGAATCCCATTAGCGTTTCTTCTTCTAAGACTAAACTCTCTCTTATCGAGCTTAGGGGATAAATATTTATCGAACCCAACATCCTCTATCATATTAGCAAAAGACCTTGGTACATCTTTCCAAATCGAAGAAGCAGAAAATAGGTTATAGTTAAGTTTATAAGTCTCATCAGCAATACCTTCTTTCTTCAACTCATGAAATTTAAACAATGTATAGATCTCTTCTGGTAGCGTATCCCTCCTAACAAACTGATCACAAGAGGAAAAAGCAAGTGAGTCATAGTTTCTTGATAAGAAAGCACTACTAACATTTAAATTAAAGTAAGAATCATTAGATGCAGAGCCTGCGCAATCTTTTGAATACACCCCACTAAGGTTTTCTGGAGTTGCAGGAACTAAACCAAATGAAGAAGGATTCCAACCTAAAGGAAGAAAATCTAGTATAGAACTTGTATTATTATAGAAAGTAGGCATATTACGTCCACCTCTGTCAAACCATCCTTTTTGTTCTAAAGTGTTATGAAAATCTCTTCTTCTTAAGGATTTTCTTTTTACTGGTTGTCCTATATTGGTAGCTGTTGGGGGCACTATCTCAATAGTATTGACAACCGAAGATACAATGTTATTAGAATATTTGGCTTGTTCTCTAGTGAATACGGGTAACTTAGCATGTTCGATGGTGCTTTGGGAATCATCAAAACCATTATATTTCTCTTCTCCTAATGCAAACCCTGTAATTCTATCGTAGATACCTGACGCAGAAAAGTTATTAAGCATTCCTGAGACTCCACAAACATCTTGCCCCCTAGCGCCAACCTCACCTACGTCTTTACGCGGAACAATAATACTAGGACATATATAATCAATACCGCTTGCATACTCCGCTGCTTTTAAAACAACTCTTGTTCTAGGAATTGCTTTAGCAGGCACAAAATCATCCATTATAGACAAAGATTGAAGTATCTCTGCATTGCTGTACTGCCCAGAGGAGTCTTGAAATAAAATACTGGAGAAATCGCCCGAACATACCGTAAAATCAAAAGTTGAGGATTTCCCATTCCACAAACTTAAAGCATCATAATCTTGGTATACTTTATTATCAATAATACTATCGTAATTTGGAGGTAGCTGTACGGAGGAGGTAAAGAAGACATACCCATTATCTAAATATAAATCAGTACGATCATTCCCAGATAAGATATAATTATTGGTATAATCATAGAAGCTGTTTGTAAAATTAACATCAATACAGAATCGCTCTAATTCAGATTTGTAAAAATGAAGGAGTTCGTCAGTTACAGCACAATTTCTAAAAAACTTTTCATCATCCCAAGGTGGGACAGGTGTAGTACGCCCTCTGTAATGAAATCTAAAATTATCATCGCCTTTAATAGCTAATTTTTTTGAGTATAGTTTGGAATAATACTCTCCTGTGTACCAAGTCCCCTCCCAGTTAACAATAGGCCCAAGCCAACCTCGCCCGTCCTCAGTTATATTAAGTCTAAAAGGCTCATTTCTGATAAAGAATAGATACGGATAGGCTTCTACGGCATTACTTATAATGCTGTCAACAGCCGCTCTAATATTTTGGTCTTTATTATTTGAACTATAGGTTTGTGGATCAATACCATAAGAAATAGCGGTATCAATACTGTATGTTTTTGGATTAAACATATCAGTCTCAGTTATTAGTAAATAATAAAGTAATTGAGGAATATAGGACTCAAACATTTCTGATATTGCGCCACTAACATCAATAGGATTATTTACAATAATGGTATCAAGTGCATCAATTAACCCTTGTTTAGTTCCTTTTTTTCTATAAAGGGATGCAGCATTTCTTATTTGATTCCTCCATGATGCAGGATTATTTCCATAGAGTTTCCACCCTAATAAGCTGGCGAGGTATGGAAGGTACTCAGGAGGACAATTTTCAATAGATCCTAATGTTTCTAAAGATTCTACTTGATTGTCAATATCTCTTAAAGAATAAGAAAGCCCTCGTAAAAATTTATGAAAGGGACCTTTAGGTTCTGTGCTTTGTAATTCGTAATTTGAAGAGCCTAAACCAGCTTCTATAGCATTTTTTACTACTTCATCTTCCCTGTCAATATAAAGCGGGGAATAAATAACATCAATTAGAGTTTTTAGCTTATCAAGGTTTTGGGTCCCACTTGTATACGATCCAGTTCCTGACTGAAAACTCCCAGGAAGCATCTTAGCGTCTAAAGAGCTAAAATTAGAGAAGTTAGTCCAAAGATATTCTTGATAATCTTTAATGCCGTCATTTATTAAATACGTTGTATTTTTATAAAGGTTCTTAACAATAGAACTAGCTATCAATGATGATGGAGAAGACACAGGACCGCTAGTATTTAAAAAATACAACCAACTTAGATTTGATATAAGGTACGCATGCGTACCTGAAGTCGTTGTTGCATAGTTTGCGGACGTATCAGAAAGCAAAGTACTAGAATTTAATGTTATTTTTGGGAGAAGAGTACCACTCAAAAAAGTAAGAAATTCAGAGGAGGTACCATAGTCCGAATACTTATAACCCAACGGAGTTAATATGTTCTGTTGGAAGTCATTAGAAGTAATGTCTGTTAGCTTATTTTGTTTTACAAAGTACTGACTAAACCCGCTTGGGGTATTTATTGCACTTAAAGTATTTGATTCAGATAGAGCACTAATATTTAATGTCTGTGCTATTTTATTGATTGATGCTAAATGGCTATTAATGATTAAGTCTGTAAGCTTAACCTGCGAGCCGCTTAAAGCGAGATCATCTTCCAGATACAAGTCTGGAGTTACTATCTTTACTGCATCTACAAAGTTTAGTTTTGAATACTTTTTTGCCATTAGATAAAGGTTATGTTTATAGTTACATTATTTAATTGAACTACCTCATTAAAGTCTATCGAAATAGCGTCAGAGATATTATCAATTGTTGAGTAACGTACATTTGTAAGATCAAATATCTTTCTATTTAATTCCTGAGGAACAAAAGCGTCCCCAAAACCAAATCTAGAGTAGGAAAAGAAATTAGTTATAATATTAGATGCTTCTTGTTTTACAGATTCTTCTTTATCACTTAAAGAAGAATCAACGAATAATGTAACTATAAGATCTAATGTTCTTATTAATCCATCCACAACGACAATCTCATCGGTAAGCATCTTCTTGTTCTTTATAGCTGAAAGAAGATTTGCTTTATATTCTATTGTAGCCTTCTGAAGTTGCGTTTCAGTCGCCTTTTGTAAAACAAACAGGTCAATAATATTAGCTGAAGAGTATGCTTTTCGTGTTGAAGCAGTTCCTATCGCTGCACCCCCTGAAGGGCTACGATACCTAGAAACATACGAAGCGAAGTCTCCTAAAGTAACTAACCGATCTTGTTGTTTAAACACTAAAGGTCCATTTACCTTAGCGTTTTCAACAGTTTCCGCGTCAACACCTCCTGTTATTACACTTGTATTTGTTAATGTTCCCGCTCCTGCATTTTTGGTTACTATAGGGGCGTTAATAATAGAGCCGAGCAAATTGCCGCGACTTCCTCCCCCAACTCTATAAAGAACTCGATACGAAGAAGAGTTTGGTGGTGCAGCACCTACGTTGCCATCACCAAACCGAACCAAGCCATTGTAATCTTCATCATAAATAACTTCAAAAATTTTATTAGTACTTCCTGACGCAGAATAAAGATTACCTACCTGTGTGTATGTTCCTGATAAAGAATCAGAAGAATCTATATAAATTTGAACACTATTTTCAATAATAGGTCCTTGTGTTAAAGAAATAGTCTTAAATACTTGAGTGGTATCAAATGTACCCACTTCTTCAACTAATGCCCCCTCTAATAATGCTAGATTATTCCACGATATATTTTCTTCACCCTCAGAGCTAGAGCGGGATAATGTAATCTCTGAGGTATTACTGCCTAAATTTTGTATTTTTCCCGCAACAACAGGGTATAATGTATAAGTTACCTGACCTCCATCTTGAGGAGATGAAAGCGTAATAATTCTACTGTCTGCTTCTACAATTGGATCTGCATCTGTAGATGCTGTATCGAGTGATATTCTCGCGTTTCCCCCCGCGCTGGTGGGGCCTTTCATTCGTATACCTATAAGCTCTAACAGCTTTCGAACATTTCTTCTACTTCTAGCGGTGGGTAAAAAGTTTTCATTCGCTAAAGCATCTGCTTTAAACGATAAAACAGCACCCATATACGAAATCAGTTCAGCAAACATTACACCAAAATCAGACTCACTAAAATTTTGATAGTCCTCTGGGTATACAGCTTGCATATAATTAAATAAAGAATCCCTTAAACTACCGAAATCCGTAGCGGCATAGTTTATTAAAGAATCTTTGTTTTCAAAGTTTGCCCCCTGCTGAATTAATTTTTGGAAATCTGACGAAGCAGTTGTGAAAGGTATTGTTGTAGGAAGATTATAATTTGATGTACTCATAATGATATAGATAATTCGCTTTGTTCTTCTGATATTCTAGAGGCTACTAGAAGCCTAATCTTTAGTCCTGGTAGCCCAAATCCTTGAGCTTTATCTGATTTTAAAATATCTAGTCTCAATATTCTAACAGTAGGCAGGTAATTACTGACTCCTCCAACTATCTCCTTTTTCATACTAATTATGAGATCCTCTGTTATGGGCTCAAAAAGAAACCTTTTTAAAGATAGTCCAAAGTTAGGAAGCATAACCCGCTCCCCTCGTTCTGTTTTAATGAATTGTCTAAGCTCACTCTTAACCAGTTCAAAGCCTTTTGTCTTAACAAAGATTCCTTTAGCAGAATTAGTTTTATCATATAAAGGATATCGAACTCCAAAAATAGCCTCAGTAGAAACTGCATTTATTATTTCATCAGTTACTGTTGTCGCAGGGGGTACACCAAAAATATTTGTATTAGTAATCATGTTGCTATATTTTTATAAAATCCTTTTTGAGCATTGTAGTTTTGAAGAACTTCCTTATTAGTTAGGGGCCTAGAATAAAACTTTAAACTTCCTACGAACCCGTTTAAGCCGCTTGTGAGTCCATGCCTCATCCCCATGAAGCCACCGACTTTGCTTGAATTGATTGGGTACCCGTCTGTCCAACCTCCTCCCACAATCCATGGAGTGAAATAAGTATCATTTAAAGGGCCATTATTAAAAACAGTAGTACCTATATTTTGAGTAACCGTAGCTGAAGAATAATAAAAACTACTAGTCTCGGAATCCTTTGGGGAAATAAAGGTAGGTAGTCTTGGGGCTTGCCCTGGATTACCCCCTAAAACTTTAGATAATGATGAAGTTGTCATTTTTACGCCATCTAAATAAACAATACATTCATTATTATCAATATTAAAAGACATATGCAAGTGACTAAAGCTACCTGAGACATCTGTGAACTTCTTTCCACCTACACTCAAATTATCTCTAATTGTTAATTTATTATAAGTTAAACTGTCATTAGAGCAGTTAGTATCTGGAACAAACTCAACGGAACTGCTATTAAAAGACATTGTAGGAGCAATAAAAAAGCAACTAGATGCGGTGGTAGCAGAAACATGCACACCGTTATTGGCACCAGGATCTAAATTGGAGCCAGGAATTATATAGGAATCCTCATAAATAACAGGATCTCTACTAAAACCAATTAATAAGCCTTTAGTAGTTTCTGATCCACCTGAATTATATAAACTACTAACATCAGGAACTGATTGCTCTCCCCCCGTATTCTCATTACCTAATAGGATTTTATAATAATTATAATCTCCCCACGCACCTGCGGTCAACGGACGGAAAGCGTCTGACCCTATTTCCTTAGAAGTAGCTGATGTACCATAATTTGGGATATGCAACCAACAATCAATACTACACCCACTTGGATTATAAAAAAGGTTCTGCATCTCCGTTGTAGGAGGAAGTCTTAAATAATTTGGTGACTTAGTTAATTTAAAGTTATTAATTTTCCACCTCGCTACGCCTCCTAGATAAGGTATACCAACACCAGACGTAAAGGCTGTTGCAACATTGCCCACTAATTGCGAGTTACCATGTGTTCCTAAAACAGCACAATTCACCACGTTATATTGATCCGAATCTGGAGAAACTACATCAGGCTTCAAGAAGTTATAAATCGCAAACAGCCCAGAACTCTCAATGCTGTCCGTTAAAGAAATAGCGGGTGCGGCAGTTGAAGAAACAGAAGGACTGAATACAACAGAACCTTTCCCTATAGGAGGAACGACTAGAGGGTCAACTAAAACTCTAGAGGTAACACCATAATTAGTAACAAACAGAGGTTTGATTGGTAGAACCACTCCTTCAACATCACCCGAACCAAAAGTTAAATTTTGTTGTTTATCTAAAGCAACACTTAAATTTATAGAGCTTAAGAAAGAAAAATCATT